ATGATTAAATCCTTTTTGTATACGGGCGACCGTCTGAAAACCGTCACCTACGGCAACGGCTATACCACCGCTTCCTATGAAGACCTGGAAACGCCAGAGCCGTCGCTCGGTGTGCTGTCTCTGTACAACCTGGTTCCGTATGTCTACCGCGCGGTAGACATACGGGCCAAAGCGGTCGCGTCGGTGCCGTGGCGACTCACCGACCGCAACGGCAATGAGGTTGCAGACCATCCGCTGCTGGATGGAATGCGCAACCGTCTGTTGCTCACCGAGTCTGCCCTCTGCTTGTATGGCTGCGCATACTGGCTCATCGAGGGCAACACCTTGCGCTGGGCATTGCCCAGCAGCATTACTCCCCGCTACGATAGCCGCGATGGGCTGGTGGGGTTTGACCGAACATGGACGCAAGGCGGCGGCAAGCCGCAACACCTCGCCCCAGACGAATTGGTCTACTTCTGGCTCCCCAACCTCTCGGCCGAACTTGGCCCTGGCGTCCCCCCGGCAAACCGTGCATTGGCGGCTGCCCGTGTGCTCTATCACCTCGACCGCTTTGCAGACCAATTCTTCCAGCGTGGGGCTATCAAAGCGACGCTGCTTTCCGTCGAAGGCAACCCTCCTCGGCAAGAGCTAGACCGCCTGGAAAGCTGGTGGCGGCGGCTGGTATCGGGCGTGCGCAACGCCTGGCGCAGCGTGGCTATCCGCTCAACCGTCAAGCCCATCACCATTGGTGAAGGACTGGCTGAGCTGGAAAACAATGCGCTGGTGCAGCAGCGGCGGGAAGACATCTGCGCGGCGTTTGGCGTGCCGCACTCGCTGCTTTCTGCGGATGCGGCGAACTACGCTACGAGTGAGAATGACCGCACGACGTTTTTGCAGCAAACGGTGCAGCCGTCGTGTCTGCTGATTGAAGAGGTGCTGAACGGGCAGGTGTTTGGGCCGCTGGGATTGCGGTTTGGGTTTGCAATGGAGAATGGAGAATGGAGGATGGAGAATGCCGGACAGTCTTAACGCAGATGTTTATGCGCTCTCATACCATGTTCGCCTGATCACTTTTTAAACGCAGAGGCGCAGAGGCGCAGAGGCACAGAGATGCAGAGATGCAAAGGGGAAAACCGAACAATCTGTGGTCATCTGTGGTCATCTGTGGTAGAAGTCATTATCCGATGAAACGCAGAGGCGCAGAGGCGCAGAGGCACAGAGATGCAGAGATGCAAAGGGGAAAACCGAACAATCTGTGGTCATCTGTGGTCATCTGTGGTAGAAGTCATTATCCGAACTTGGTATCAGCGCACATGTTTTTGGAGGGTTGATTTATGACACAACAACACGCAGCGAAACTCCTCGACGCCACGCCCCAGACCGCCCGCATTGGTGGGTGGGCAGTGGTGTTTGGTGGCAAGGACCTGATAGGGGATACGTTTACCCCTGAGACCGATTTCAAACAGGAGTGGTATGCGCACCCTCCTGTGCTGTATGACCATACGCTCAACGAGCCGCAAAACGAGCTGGGTGCTGTGGTCAAGATGGAACCGAAAGATTATGGATTGTGGATTGAGGCAGAATTGGACCGCTCGAAGGAGTATACCGAAGCGGTGCTTGCGCTCATCGAGCAAGGTGCGCTGGGTTTCAGCACGGGCTCTGCCAGTCACCTGGTACGGATGAAGGGCAGCACGATTACGCAGTGGCCGATATTGGAAGTGAGCCTGACGACGACTCCGTGTGAGCCGCGGACGCTTGGCGTTGAGGCAATGGGACCGGGCATGTCAACGCAGAGGCGCAGAGGCGCAGAGGTGCAAGAGGATAGGAAAGCAATCAATGAAAGTGAGGAAGATGGTATGAGTACACAAACAGCGGAATATATTGTTAATGAGGAGAATGTGATGAAAGCGCAGGGAACGATGGATAATCCAAGATCGGAAATCGGCAATCCAAAATCGGAAATCGGCAATCCAAAATCGGAAATCGGCAATCCAGAATCGGAAATCGGCAATCCAAAATCGGAGGAACGCTTCTGGATGGACGAGCAACTGCTGGACCGTATCAACCAGATGGAGCAGAAATTCACCACGCTGATGGACGTGATGACCAGTCAGTCCGCACCAGGCGCGGCGCGGCGGGGCTTCGTTGTTCCTGGCGCGGTGCGCACTGAGGAGCAGGCGGACCCACTCAAAGCATGGGACCGCTACCTGCGCACAGGTGACCGTTCTGCACTGCGGGCCGCAATGCAGGAAGGCACGCCCGGTGAAGGTGGCTATCTGGTGCCTGAAGGGTATTCGCAGGAGATTATCGGTGCGCTCAATGACATGTCTATCCTGCGGCGGGCGGGCGCACGGGTTATCACCGTCACCGGCACGGATTCATTCAACGTGCCTACCCTGAGCCACTCGACCGCGGCGGTGAAAACTACTGAGGAAGGGGCGTATGACCAGAATGAGCCAACGGTCGGGGAAGTCACCTTTGTGCCGATGAAGCTCACGAAGCTGGTGAAGGTCTCGGAAGAATTGCTGATGGACTCGCGCATAGACCTGATGCGTCAGGTTCTGATGCCCGACTTTGAACAGGCGTTTGCCGCTGCGGAAAACACCTACTTCGTGTCTGGCTCTGGCTCTGGCAGCAGCGAACCACAGGGGATTACCGTGGGTGCCAGCGACAGCGGCGTCACGACTTCATCCGCCAGCAGCATTTCGGCCGATAACATCATAGACACCTACCACGCGCTGGGTTACCTGTACCGCCAGAATGCAGTCTGGCTCATGAATGACACGACGATCAAAGCGATTCGCAAGCTGAAAGAAACCTCGACCGGCAACTACCTCTGGCAGCCTGGCCTGGCGGCGGGTCAGCCCGATACCATAATGGGCCGCCCGGTCTATACGCTCAACACCATGCCAGAGCTTGGCACTGCCACCAACAAGGTCATCATCTTTGGAGACCTGAGTTTCTACTGGATTGTAGACTTCGGCTCCGAGAGCGTGCGGCGGCTGGATGAGCTGTACTCTGGCAATGGTCAGGTAGGCTTCCGGGCGTATCGGCGTATCGGCGGGAACGTCATGCTGGATGATGCGATTGTGTATGCGGCGGCGGGGGCGTGATAGTTGAGAATGGAGAATGGAGAATGGAGAATGCCGGGCAGGGTCTCGCGCAAAGGCGCAAAGGTGGAAAGGACGGGTAATGGAGAATGGAGAATGCAGAATGGAGAATGGAGAATGCCGGGCAGGGGTCTCGCGCAAAGCCGCAAAGGTGGAAAGGACGGGTAATGGGTAATGCAGAATGCAGAATGCAGAATGGAGAATGCAGAATGCAGAATGCAGATGTTCATGCGCTGTCGCGCACAGGGTACGGTATGAAAAGAGGTGGGAGCGGACGCCCGGACGAGCCGCGACCGTGAGGGAGCGAACACGGTATCGTATAAGAACGGTTTGTTTTCACGTGAGAATGCAGAATGGAGATGTTCATGCGCTGTCGCGCACATGGTGGCATGAAAATACGTGAATCGGACACTCGGACGAGCCGCGACCGTGAGGGAGCGGATACGGTATCGTATAAGAACGGTTTATTTTCACGTGAGAATGCAGAATGGAGAATGCCGGGCAGACGGGCAGTTTTAACGCAGCGGCGCAGCGGCGCAGAGAGATGTTTTTTGTAGGGGTTTGCCAACGGCAAGCCCCTACGGGAAGGCAACGGTATGAGTTTCGCAAACATTGGACAGCACACCAACAACCTGATGGATGAGGCGACTGTGACGATTGCGGATGGGGCCAGCACGAGCGGGGCGTTGCGGCTGGATGAGTATGCACTCTTCGGGCTGGTGATGCCAGCGTCCTGGACTAGCGCAAATGTTTCGTTTGATGTGTCCACGGATGGCACGACGTACCAGCATTTGTATGATGAAGATGGCAGCGAGGTCTCGGTGGGCGTGGAAGCGGGCAAGAGCTATGGCTTTTCGGCTGGCTTTGCCTCGCGGTTCCTGCCGTGGAAGTACGTCAAGGTGCGCTCTGGCGTGGCCGGGAGCTTCGTCAACCAGAGCGGGGCTGCGAGGGAAGTGACGCTGCTGGGGAGGGTGATGTGATAGGGGTGTCTGTCGGGCATTTTAACGCAGAGGCGCAGAGGCGCAGAGGCGCAGAGAGGATGATGTCATGCATCTTTTATGGCAGGCGGCGGTGTCGGGCGGGTTCAACCCGCTTGCGTTGGGGCCGTCGTTGCTGCTCGACTTCAAGAGTGGTGGGTTCAGCCTGGAAGATACCGACCGCATCACGCAGTGGGATGACCAGAGCGGGAACGGAAACCACGCCACGGCTGCGACTGGCAGCGCGGCGCGGCCGACGCTGGGCGCAAATGGGGTGGAGTTTGATGGAACAAACTGGCTCCTCTCCTCGCCTTTGATACAGGCACACCCAACAACAACCGTCATTGTGTCCAGGGGAAGCACAACAGGGTATATCTTTTCAGAGATAACAGGCTCGGCTGGTGGTCTCTATTTAGCCATAACTGACGTGTATTCTGTGGGATCGCCGAATGTTGTGGTTTCTGAAACACACGCAGACCCCTTCATTCTTATGCGGGTAAACACCGGCGTCCAGACAATCATAAGGATGACTGGTACAGAACACCCGCCGGAAGACCAGGTTATCCCATCTTTTAGCGGCGTCTGCCTGGGAAAGAGATATGCCCTGGATAACAATTATGTGACGACCACACTCATGCATGTCTCCATCTTTTCTGCGGCCCTTTCTGCACCCCAGCGTCATGAGATGGAGCGGTGGCTTGCGAAGCGATACGGAGTCAGTCTATGAGTGTTGGAGCGTTGGAGCGTTGGAGCGTTGGAGCGTTGGAGCGTTGGAGCGTTGGAGCGTTGGAGCGTTGGAGCGTTGGAGCGTTGGAGCGTTGGAGCGTTGGAGCGTTGGAGCGTTGGAGCGTTGGAGCGTTGGAGCGTTGGAATGAGAGGAGAGTATGGCGTATACGACATTGAGTGATGTGAAAGAGTTTCTGGGCATAGCCAGCGCAAACACGGATGACGATGCGTTGCTCTCGGACCTGCTGGGCACGGCGCAGGCGATGGTAGACAACCACTGTGGTCGCACCTTTGAGGCAAGTAGCGAAACCACCCGCTACCTGGATGCGTGCTATCCCACGGTTATCGGACGGGTACTCTACCTGGACATAGACCTGTGTGCAGTCAGCAGCGTAGCCAATGGCGATGGCAGCATAATCGTTTCGACAGACTATTGTCCGCGCCCCGCTGCCCCACCCTATCAGACGATTCAGCTTACCATCGCCTCTGGCCTGACGTGGACCTTCACGGGTGAGCCCTGGCAGGCGATAGCAATAACCGGCAAGTGGGCATACTCGGCGTCTGCGCCCGATGCGGTGGTAACCGCAACGAAGGTGGTCGCGAAGTGGCTGTATGGGCAGGGTTCAGGGGATGGGCAGGCGTTGGAGGCTGGGCAGGCGTTGCCTGCTGAGGCTGGGGCGTTGCTGGAGTATTACAAGCGGATAGTGTAGCCGGGCATGTCAACGCAGAGGCGCAGAGGTGTCGTTTGGTGGTAGGGGTTTGGCGGTGCCAAACCCCTATCTGAGGGAATGAGTGATGGGTATTTATTTATCGGAAGAGGCGACGTCTCCTGGGACACCGCCTTCGGGGACGCAGCGGCTTTATCCCAAGAGCGACGGCAAATGGTACACGAAGCAGGATGACGGGACCGAAACAGAGGTGTCGCTGGCTGGGCATACGCACGCGGCTGGCGATGTGACAAACGGGATATTGGCGGCGGACAGGCTCCCCACCGTGCCGCTGGCAAAGGGCGGGACGGGCGCAACCACCGCGGCGGCGGCGCGGGCGGCCCTGGGCGCAGATGATGCGGCAAACCTGACCACGGGGACGCTGCAACGGGCGCGGTTGCCTGCGCAACTGGCTGGTGTTTCGACAGGCTCAATGAGTAACAACACCGCCGTATCCTTTGCGACCGATGGTACGACGGGCTTCCTGCTGTTGCATACCGTTACCACGAACAGCAGCTACGCAGAACTGCTCTACTTCTGGGGGCTGTATTGCACGGATTCCAGCAGTCAATATCTCATTGCGCTCAACAGCGGCTCGTATGTAGAAACAACCACCGGCCCATTGAGCGGAACATCGGGGACCGACGGCATGCTCATGCTCAGTGCAGCAGCAGGCAGCCTATACGTCGAGAATCGCACACATATGACCCTGGAATATGTCGTGACGATGATAGGACAGGCGTAGAGAATGGAGAATGGAGAATGGAGAATGGAGAATGGAGAATGGAGAATGGAGAATGGAGAATGGAGAATGGAGAATGGAGAATGGAGAATGGAGAATGGAGAATGGAGAATGTCGGACAGTCGGGCATTTTAACGCAGCGGCGCAGCGGCGCAGCGACGCAGAGAGGTTGGTATGATTGGTTCGTATAGCATTGTGCAGCCTGATGGTGCAGTAAAACGATTGAATGACTATAGTGTACGGTTGGCAACTCGGATGGCGGTGGGCATACCGCCGCAAAAACATCGGGTGCAGCAGACCGCGCAGCAAGCCGGCGCAGTATGGCAGGGAGCAACAACAGAACCGCATGCCCTGACCGTCTACCTGCAGCCACAGGTGCGCAGAGCGCAGGCATGCCGGCTTATAACCGAGCTGGTGCTGGCATTGAACCCATCGCTGGTTTCGCCCACCACGCCGGCCTACTTGCGCTACACCGATGATGAAAAAATAGCCCAGGTACCGGTCGTTTTGTGGGGCGTGAATGAACAGGCAGGCAGCGAACTCATCGAACTTGCGCTGGTCTCCTACGACCCCATCTGGACATCACCCACACCAACCAACGCATTCGCCCTGGCAGTTTCAAGCACGCTCAGCAGCAGCGGCCCGCTCTATCGTCGCTCGGCGGCGGGGGCGTGGGCAAGCCTTGGCTCCATCGGCGGCGCGGTGTATGACCTGCTGGAAGCTGCTGATGGCACGCTGTATGCAGTGGGGGCGTTCACGGGAGATGCAGACTATGTAGCACAGTGGGATGCGGATAGTGAGGCGTGGGTAGCAGTTGCATCGTTCAGTAGCCCTGGTGGTTCGTATGTGCGCACGATTGTGGAAGGCATAGACGGCAAGCTCTCCATTGGCGGCTATATGACGGCGCGGGTGCAGGTCTACCACAGCGGAAGCTGGGTCGAGCTGGCCCCGAATGACGGCGCAGGCACGGAAGTGTACGCACTGGCGATGGGGAACGATGGGACGCTGTATGTCGGGGGAAGCATGACCGGCACACTCACCGGCGGGGGAGCGGTAAGCTCCAACGTCTGCGCGTATGATGGGTCTACGTGGTCGGAACTGGCTGGCATTGCCGCGGGCGCATCGTCGAAAGTACGCTGTCTGGCTATCGGACCTGACGGGCGCATCTATGCCGGTGGGGACTTCAACACCGGCGGCATGGGACATGTCGCGGTCTACACCGCTGGCTCTGGCTGGGACTACCTGGGCAACGGGCTGGATGGAGACGTCTCTTCCCTGCTGTGGACCAGCAAAGGCACGCTGATTGCCGCGGGCGACTTCACCGGTGGTGTTGCTGAATGGAACGGGATGAACTGGACCGTGCTGGGGACGCTGGGCGTCGGCACCATTGGCGGCTCGCTGGGCGTCTCGACGCTGGCTGAAGGTCCAGATGGCACGGTGTATGCAGGCGGTCACATGGGCGCGGCGGATGGGCTTACGCTGCCCGATAGGATGGCGCAATGGAATGGGAGTATGTGGTTTCCGCTGGACGGTAACTTTCCTGACTCTGATGTGGGGGTGATAGCAGTGAATGCGGATGGCGTTCTCACGTTTGGCGGCTCTGGCACAGGAACAGCAACGGTCGCAGGGGTCACAACCGTAACAAACAACGGCAACGCGGATGCGTTTCCGCGCATCACGGTGGCTGGTCCCGGCACGCTCTACAACATCACCAACTGGTCAACAGGCGAAAGCCTCTACTTTGACCTGACGCTGCTGGATGGCGAAACACTGACGATAGACCTGACACCGGGCGTGAAGACCATCACCAGCGATTGGCGGGGCAACCTGCTGCGCACGCTGCTGCCTGGCTCACGGCTGGCAAGCTGGCACCTGTCCCCAGGCGAAAATGTGGTGGGCGTGTTTGGCGGTGGGGAGGCGAGTATGGTCTGGTGGGAGCGGTGGTGGGGGGTGTAGGGATGCACGCTGTACTCACATGTGGAGACTTTTTCGAGGGCAAGAACCTCGTTGGGAACCGTAGCCGCGGTTTTTAACCGCGGAATCTGCCCGTCTGTCCGTTTCTTTCGCGGCAAAACTTGCCCGCCTGCTGCGCGGTGGATACATCTCCTGGAGGGGAATCCAGCGGCTAAAAGCCGCTGCTACAGTATCTCGCAACCTCTTTGCAAAGCGGTTTACAAAAAAGTCTACACATGTGAGGGCACGCTGTAGGGGTTTGCCGCCGGCAAACCCCTACGGGCGACTTGTCCTAATTGGTATCAGGTTTTGCGAAAATCTCTACACATGTGGGGTGTAGGGAAGGGAGACGAAGGGAAGCAAAATAATCATGACCACAACCTATACCCTCTGGCTCTTTTCGCCGTTGGGCGAGCGACTGGCTCTGCTCGACAATTTCATCAGCCTGGAATACCGCCGCGTCGTCAACGGCAGCGGCCTGCAACGGGGACTGTTTGGCATCGTGAGCTATCCTTTGACGCTCACCCTGCCCGACGACTCCCTGCTGGCACGGCGCATCACGCGTGATAGCCGCATCGAAGTCTGGCGAGCCACCGGTGGCGGGCGGGCTGAACTGGATACCGCGACCGTCTGGTTTGTGCGGCGGGTGGCGCGGCGCATCACCAGCGAGGGTCTGCGCGTGCTGGAAATACAGGCGGTGCCAGCTATCGGTTTGCTGGAACGGCGACTGATAGCCGCCAACGCTGGCAGCGACGCCGCCAGCAAATACGGCTATGCAGACGACATAATGAAAGCAATAGTGCGCGAAAACCTGGGCGCATCGGCGGCTGCGGCGCGTGACGTTTCCGCCTGGCTGACCGTGCAACCCGACCAGCACGTGGGCGCAGTCGTGCGCAAAGCATTCGCCTGGCGCAACCTCCTCACCGTCCTGCGCGAACTGGCCGACACCAGCACCCAGGCAGGTACTCCCGTATTCTTTGACATCATCGCACATGGACAGGCGAGCGGCGCGACCAGCCTGCAATTCCGCACCTGGGTTCATGTACGCGGCGTAGACCGTCGCTACCGCAATGCGGGCGGCTTCGCGCCCGTGGTCGTCTCGCATGCCATGGGCAACCTGGCAAACGCAGAACGCGCCACCGACTGGCACGACGAAGCGACCTGGATCTACGTTGCCGGCCAGGGCGCACGCGCAGGCCGCCAGGTCGTGGAGGTTGGTGATACGGAACGCTCTACCGCAACCCCCTTCGGCCGCATCGAAGTGCTCCAGGATGCACGACACATCACCACCGCCGACGGCCTGACCAGCGAAGGCCGCGCACGGCTGCAACAGCACCAGCCAGACAACACCTTCAGCGGGACCATCATCAGCCGCGAACCCTACGCGGTGTACGGGCGTCACTGGCGATTTGGCGACATCGTCTCGGCTGAATTTGACGGCGAAATCATCGCCTGTCGCATTGACCAGGTCAACGTAGCCGTAGACCGGGATGGCGAGCGTATCAGCGCAACCCTTGCCGTGGTCGGCAGCCGTCCGCAGGCTATGGAGGGCCTGGAGGCAAACGAAGCAACCCTCGGCACCGAAACCGAGCGCACCTACCAGCAAGTGCAGGAGGCATCACTGCCCTCGGACGAGGTGCTGGTGGTGCCTTCGGGGACGGTAATGACGACGTTTGGGGATTATGCGGTAAGCGGGGAGCTGCGGGTTGATGGGGAACTCCGTAACTACACCTGA